TTCATTCACATTATCAAGTTCTGGTATGCTCCAAAATGATTTAATACTTTTTGGACTTTTCTCGGTTGTGTTACTCAAGTATATAATATAGGCGAGGTTTCTTGTCCTCGCCCATTCATTTAACTCGTTTCTTTCTTTTCCCATTACAATAATAGAAAAGTCTTTCCAAGTCATATCCCAAAATTCATTTGGTTTTATTCCACATTCCGCAGCCTTAACTAATACATCATCCCAATTTAGCTTTATTAGGCTTTTTTTTTTCATCTTCTTTAGGCTTTCCTTGTACTGAAATTACTGTTGTTTCTACAACATATTTCATATAATCTACAAGTTGACCATCAGTTTTAAAAATAGAGCCTAATTCATCAATCCAATCACAAGCATCTGCCTCACTATAAATAATTTCATCCTTATTTGAAACACAAGCAGACTTATAACCTATATATACCAACTTAATGATATTGTCTAAATCAAAGTGCGATTCACCTAATAAAGTGAAATATTTATCTATGGTTATACCTTTAGCATTGCAAAATTCTCGCATTGCCCAAGTTCCCCATTTTAATTGAATTGTTTTGTTGTTAGTTTTTAATTCGTACATAGTTTTTTATTTATTATACAGTTTCAGTTTGTGCAATAGGAGGAACACTTACTACAAAAGTTGCAGTAAATTTAACATCATCCTTATCATCAGCAGTTACACCGAAATCGCTAATAAACACTAAAGAACCAGCACCACCATAAGTGATATCTCCAGATGTAGGAGTTGCTCTACCCATCTTAATTGCAAATAAAGTCTTTGCAGCGTGAGCAGTGTACAATTGTTGGTAGCTATCTTTCGCTGGAGTACCTGTTTCATCAATCGCAAAACCTTCACACTCAAATGATTGAGAGAAAGAAGGAGCTGGAGTGTACTGATTACCACACTTAGAAGTTGCATCAATTGTGTCGTTAGTAGATGTTAATGAGTTGGTAGTCAAACAAGCAACAGGCTTGAATGTTCCATCTCCGTCTATGTCAGCTAAAAGAATATAATCTCTTGCGCTTACTTTTGTTTCTGCCATTTTATTTAATTTTAAATTTGTGTTATTATTATATTATATGTTATTAATACTCTAAAAACGTTATCTAAAGGGTTTAAGCCGTCTAAGTTTCTTACACTTTCAACACTTAAACTTGATGCCGTGAATCCGTTTGCCAATGTTATATTGGTGTCAGAATTTATTGCAGTCAAGACTAAATCGCTTATTGTTTCAGCACGTTTATAACCAAAGTTAGCATTTTTTGTAATAATATCAACTACGATTGAAATACTATTTGTATAACCAGCTTTGCCTTGGTCTTGGCTTGATGTTCTTCCAGTCATTACAATATATTCATCCCCTGCACCCTCTGGAGCAAAACCATCGTAAACAACCAATCCACTCGCACTTGTCAAATTGGTATAAAACCACTTTTTTATCTCTATATTAGGATTTAACATCTAACAATTTTTTTAGTCTTTGTATTAATTTTGGCTTTTCCGTTTCATACGAAGGTATTAAAAAAGGTTGAGGTCGCATTCCCTTTTGTAATATACTCCTTGCAATAACATAAGCTAATCCTCTATCATTTTTGCCATCGCCAATACCTTTTCGCTTAACCCACAAAGTCAAAGCATCAACAAAGTCCTTAAATTTACCGCCTTTTTGACCTTTAAATTGTGCTGCATAAGATGTAAAGTCAGCTGGAACGCTTACTTGTGGACCAGTTCCAAATTCTACATAAGGAGAATAAGATGCCTTTGATTCAACTCCAAATGTTAATTGGCTTTCTTGTACTAATGCTATTTGATTTCTTAATTGACCAAAATTAACAGGAGCAAGTCTTTTAGCATCTGTTAATATCTTTAAAGCCGAAGCGTTAATCTCATCACCTACATCTTGCTTTAGTTTTACATCAATGTTTTTTAAAGCATCTTGAATGTCTTTTAGTCCATTTAAGTTTACTGTAAATGCCATTATCTGTAAATTATTAACTCCAAGAACCTATTTTGGTCCTCTACGTTCTTAATTGAATGTATCGTATATCTATCGCCTTCAACATCTACCTCATAAGAATCATCTATATTAACCTCAAAACGAATATAAAGCCTGTTCCTTTGGTTAAATTGCAATTCCGAGTCATCTACTGCACGAGATTGATTATCTGGTCTTAAATCGCCCCAAACTGTGCTTTGTAGGGCAAATGTAGTTGTGTAACCACCTTGACCATCACTTGTCCTTGTTGGAGCATAGATTTCCACTTGACGAGTCATCGTGTTGGCATCAATATAGTTTGCTTTCGCTTTTCCTAACTTCATATTATAAAATTGGGCTTAATCTTGTCCATCTTTGACACGCTTTCCAAGACTTCTCACAAATACCAGAATCGCCATCTAATCCTCTATTCTCGTAGTCATAAGATATTTGGTCTAAAATAGCAATCTTTAAGTCAGTTGGAATAGTTGCGTAACCTACCACATAAGTAGCCTTTAAGTTTTGAAATGATGGTCTTTGTAATTGTGGAAATTTACCACCAACTAAATTGTAATCAGCAGCATCAATAGTATTTCCATTTTGGTCTATTAAAGATGTGAAACTATTAACTGGACCAAAAGGAAGGTTAAAACTACCATCCCAATTTGTAAACCAAACAACAACAGTCTTTGATATTAAACTCAATCCTGTTGCCACTTCAATAGCTTCTCTTGCTTGTGTAATCATTAAATTAATCAAGGTATCTTCTGCACTTGTAGTAACACGGCAGTATAATTTTGCTTCGGCTAAAGTAACTGGCTCAACTATTGGTGCGATAGGAACGGCACTAAAGTCATTAATATAATTAGAATAAGACATATCCTTTTTTTACAAAATTACTTAATTTATTCCAATAAAAAACCCCCACCGAATTGGTAGGGGTCATTATTTACTAAACCTTTAGAACTATACGTTACCCATATCAGCATAGATTGCAGATGTAGTCAACATTAAGTTGATGTCTTCGTAACACTCAATACGAGCAGTTACCAAGTTCTTTTGGAAGTTCTCGCCATTCTCATAAGAGAACTCGATAGCTAATCCTTCTACTTCAACTCTCTCTAAGTAGCTTGAATCAAAGATTAAAACTTTGTCATCAGTTACCCAAGATGCAGATACAACTGGTACACCCCAGATTGTGATTCCACCATTAGGGTTTACGATAACACTACCAGCACCAGCATAGTAACCAGCAGCAATAGTTGCTTTCAATAAGCGACCCATTTGCGTTTGAGATACTAAAGCATAAGAAGGTACAAAGTTTGCACTCTTTTGGTTACCGATATAATCTACTAATTGTAACAAATCGTTAGTTTCAGCAGTTGTAGTTGAACCTGTTGCAGCAGCAGATACAGTTCCGAAGAAAGATGCGTTCTCAGCCTTGAAGAAATCTCTTTGTAACATTCTTGGTAAAGTTTGAGTCATAAAAGGTAATGACTTTAACATTTGCTTAGAGAATGTAGAGAAACCAGCTAAGTAATCGTTTACAACTTTAACTTCAGTTAAAGAGTAGTTGTTCTCACCTTTATCAGAACCTTCAGTTTGAGCAGCGATGTTGTTAGTCAAACCGCTATTCTCACGATAGTAAACATACAATCCAGTTTCGCTTCTAACAGTAGGGATTAAATCTCTAAAGTTGATGCTTTGTGCTGGTTGGATAGCTGGATTAGGAGCATAAGTTGCTACTGAATCTCCAGTTAAGTTACCACTTAAAGTCATTGTCTTAACGTCAGATAAATCCAAACGGAATTTACCATTGTTCTTCAAAGACTTCTCCATTGCGTCAAAGTTACCATCTAATTTCTCTAAGATAACTTCATCCATGTGCTTAACTTCTTTCTTAGCAGCTTTTTTTTGAGCAGCTAATTGACCATCGATTTGCTTTTGTAACTCGTCTTTTACAACAGTTACTTGTGCAGACACCTCTTTAATTTGGGCTTCTGCATTAGCTTGAAAACCTTTAAGGTTCTCAGCCATTTCATTGATTAAATTTTCCATTTTTACTTTTTAAATAGATTGTTAAATTGCTTAATTGCCTTTAATACTTCCTCGTTATTCTTTTCTTCAACAACTGGTGTCGGCTCAACTGCTTCAGCGGGTTGAGTGATTGTTTCAGTAATCTCTAAACTTAATAATTCAGCTTGTATTTGTTTTATTTGAATCTCCATCAAAGCAAAGGTGTCATCTGTGAATGTACCACCTCTAAATGCCTTGATTAAGTTTTCTAATCTTATTGATAAGTTTTCTTTTGTTTCTTTGAACTCGCCCTTGAAACCCAATGTTGGAGTTTCTGGATTAGCACCCCAAAGAACCGCAGAGCCTTCATATAGTTTTAATTCCGTGATAGTACGAACACCAGTCTTTTGGTTTACATCCGACTTTAATGTACTAAAACCGATTGAGTGTTGATTGATTAAACCAGCTTCATATAACTTGATTGCATCTTCTCCGCATTCAGTACATATTAATTCTGTAACTGCAACAAGCATATCGCCTTCTATGTATAACTCTTTAGGCTTACCTAAAGTGTGTGCCATATCTGCTTTGTGATCTACTAAAGACCAAATCATATTCTTGCCTTTTGGTCCACGTTCTTTGATAGTCTTGGTAAACGCTTCAGCAACGATAATATCGTTATCTAAGTCAACGTTACCAATTCTTGACCAACACGCTTTTACTGTTCTTGATTCTGGCTCTATATCCAAAATCATATCATTGTAGCTTTTGTTTTCAATCTTACTCATATAACAAAGTTATTA